CCTTAGTGTCCGAAATGAACCGGACTACGATTTCAGGGTTACCGGCCATTACTTACGTCTCCGGGCCTCCCGGTTCCGTTGGCGTATCTCTCGGTTGGCGTATTCGATGAACGCCCGCCGTTCGGCGGCGGAGAGGGCGTCTACGTCCCTGGGTGTCATCCCCCAGAATCGGCAGAATGCGGCGAGCTCTCGGAGAGCTCGGGCCTCGTAGGGTCCGGTTCCTCGATAGCGATACGGATTACTACGTCGTCCATATCATCGAGGGCCACCTCATAGCCGTCCCGGCGGAGCATGAGCCAGGCGGAGACCACGAATTTTTCATCGTCCGCCTCGTCCGCGGTGATGGAGCTCCAGGAGCGGCCGAACGTCTCTCGGACCATTCGGAGCTCTCGGGGCGTAAACGCCACCTCGAGCTCGTCCGCCCGGAGGAGAACCTCCGCGGGGAGCGGCCGGCTACTCGGGCTCGAGCTAAAGGTTTTCAGGGGCTCGGCCAATTCATGGCTCCTATCTCTCGTCTGGCCGCCTTTTCGCCGGCGACCACTAGGAGCGGCTCCGAGTCCATGGCGGCGGGGTAGAGGAAATTTCCGGTGGGGTTATGCGGCCATCCGCGGCCGCCGTACTCCTCGTATTGGGCGTAGGGGACGCCATCGCCCATTCCTACGAGGGCGTTTCCGCCTCGTTCCTGGGTGGTGACGGAGGCGGCGGTTCGGCCGGTGCGACGGTGGAGGGAGCCTCGAACCTTGGCGGCGGCCTGGTCCGCCACGCCGAGAAACTCTTTCCCGGCCTCGTCATCGATTCGATGGGCCAGGGTCAGAGTGCCGGCGAATAGCTCGGCGAATCCCTCCACCTCTACGCGGTCCCCGGCCACCTAGGCGGCTTTCTTGGCGGTGTCCTCGCCTCGCATAGCGGCCGCGGTGGGCGTCGTAATGTGCTTTACCGGCGGGGCGTCCAGGCTCCACTCGAGCTCCACCTCGGAGGCGTCCCCGGCGTCCCCGTTAATGGGGGAGTACGGCTGGGGGATGACGTTCCCGGTCCAAACGGGGTTATCGTCGCCCACCGGAATCCCCTTGTAGCCCTGGACGGCGAATGGGATGGCGGCGCCGCCGGCGGCCTCGGAGGCGGCGAGGGCCTGGGAGAGAACGTCCTCGGTGGCGTCCGTATCGAAGGACTGTACGAGGGTGGCTACGAGGGACCATTTCACGGTTCCCGGATAGTCCTTCGAGCCGCACATCGTATCCACGGTGGTAGTGGAGACGTCCGGCGAGAGCTCGATATGGGAGGTAACGCAGGCGAGCTCCTTTAGGGCGGCGTAGGCGTCGGACGGGGTGACGCCGAGCTTAAGGCTCGCATCCGTCAAAATCAGAGGCTTGGGTTCGGCCATGGTTCTCCTCCTAGAGGGTGACGGGAACGCGGAAAACCATCCGGGCTCCGAGGTATGGGACGCCGCCGATATCGAACCGGCGTGGCGCATAGAAGGAATCCGGCGGCCAGGCGTTCTCGTCCTGGGTTAGCCGGCCGATGGTGAACGAAACGAGCTCCTCGAGCCTGGTCATTCCGGGGCCCGGTTCTACTCTCGAGGCCACGGCGAGAACCTCGAACCTGGCCTCCCAGAGGCCATAACCGTTCCCCATTCCCACGCTCTGGGCCTCGAGGAACGGGTCCGTCCAGAGGAGGAGGAGCGCCGGCGGGTGGAGGGCGTCCACGACGTCTAGGAGAACCTCGGGGTCCGAGTCGGCGGCCGGCTCGAGGGCGGCGGCGGCCGCGGCCCTCACCTCCTCGAGGCGGAGGGCTCCCATTAGGCGATTCCCCACTGGCGTTTCTGCGGGGTGAGGGTGGCGGCGTGGCGGGCGAATCCGTCCCGCGGCGCCTGGAGGACGCCGGTTTGGTCGAATCCGATTACGCCGAACGCGGCATCGTTGGCTTTCCACCATTCCACGCCGCGGAGGAGGTTTACGCGGTTGAGTAGCCCTGTTTCCGGGGACGGGATGGGCTCCTCTACCTCGGTTACGGTGCCGGCGTCATAGACCACGCCGTCCTCGAGGGCCATGGGGCCGCCGAGGTAGTCCGCGGGGACGAGGACCCAGGAGCCGTTATCCGTTACGGCGGCGGTGACGGTGAGGAACGCCTGTTGGCCGTCCCCGGAAATGATGATGGTCCCGCCGGCGGCGAGCTCGAATAGCCCGGACCTATCGTTTCCCTCCGAGTCCGTTACGGAGAAGGCGAGCTCGGCCACGTTCGCCGGCGAGACCTTATCGGCTCGGAATCCGCCGGGGCCTGGGTCCGCCATAACGTTCGAGGACGAGAAAACGAACGGCGCCGAGACGATGACGGAGAGGTGAGTCCCCGGCTCCTCGAGGTACTGGCCGGCGGGGGCCGCCGCTCCCACCGGCCAGTCTATTTCGTGGTCGATTTCCTCGGCCGCGGCGTCTAGACACCGCTGGAGGGCGTCCTGGTTCTCCGCGGTGACTCGGACGCGGAGGGCCGCGGCGAGTTCCTCAACCGTGGCGTAGCTCACTTCTTAGCCGTACCTCCAGCCTCGGCGAACGCCATCGGCGGGACGGTGATTTTCCCGGCGGCCGCCGGCTCCATGAGCTCGGCGGCGAACGCTCCGACTACGCCCACCTCGAAACCGGCGATGGACGGCTCTACGGCCCGGAGCTCCACCGGGGCGCCGGCCGTCTCGGCGGTGAGGAGGGCCGAGGAGTCGTAGATGTAGGCGGTCCCGTCGGCGAGGCTGGGCGAGATAACGAGGTTGAATCCGCCCACGTTCCCAGAGCCGGAGGTGAGGCTCCCGGAGCCGGCCGAGGCCAGAAAAACCGGGGAGACGTTCCCCACGAACGCCAGGAGGGAGTAGCCATCGGCCACGCTCATCCCGAGGGTGTCCGGCCGCCGGCGTGTATCGGTGTAGATAGCCGCGGCGACGTCGGCGGCGGCGGCCAGGAATTTCGCCAGGTCCACCGGAGCGGTGATGACAACGGGGGCGGCTGGAGCGGTGGCGAGCTCGGCGGCGGTGGCGTTCTCCGTCTGGGCGGCGTATGCCTCGGCCGCCAGGTCGAACCAGAGGGAGAGGGCGTCCGGATTGGACCACGCAATGTCCTGCCATGAGAGGTCCCCGGCGCCGCCGTAGACCTTGGCCGTTGCCTCCACCATGGCCACGGTCATTTTCTGCGAGGGGAGCTCGGTTTTCTCGGCCGTTTGCTCGCCGACGATGGGCCTCTGGGTGATTTTCGGATAGGTGACCTTCCCGGCGGTGAGGCCGATTTGGCGGCTCGCCTGGACGAGTGGCCTCGCCTTGTCGATTACATCGATGATTTGGGCGAGGTGCTGGTTCGGCAGGAGCCCAGGGATATCGGCCGTGAGCGTGTTGGCTACGGCCCTGGTGAGGCGTTCCTGGGCCTGTTCTCGAGCTCCGGGGCCGGCCCGGTTGGCGATTTTGTCAAACCGGCAAATGAGCTCGTCGCGGGCGAACTGGGCGAACGTCCGGTAGACGGCCTCCTCCGGCGCTGGGGACGCCGCTGAGGGCGCCGGAGGCGCCGCGGGGAGTCCGGGCCTGGTGAGGACGGTCCGGGCGTCTCTGGCCCTCTCACGGGCCTCCTCGAGGTCTAGGAGCTCGCCGATTTGCGGCTCGAGCTCCTCGAGGCGGGCCCTCTGGCGGGTGATGAGTTCCCGTTCGGAGTCGGACGGGTCTCTCTCCTCGGACTCGGCGGCGCCGAGGATGGAATCGATGGCCTCGTTTACCTGCTCTCGTTCGCTAACGAGACGCTGGAGAACGGCGTTCGGCATTCCCGTAATCCCTCCATCCGTTACTAGTGGGCTACGGGGTGCCGGTGGCTAGGGCGCCGGCCGCGGAGGTGTCCGAGTTCTACCGGGGGTGTCCGCTGTTGGCCCTGGTATCCGGGGTGCCGTTCTAGGCGGCGAGGATACGCCTCCGGCTCTGGGCCGTCAAACCCTCCTCACCTCGATCCCCACGGCCCGGAGCCGCTCGAGGTGAGGCTCCGGCGGCGGCTCTGGGAGCTCGAGCTCCCGGCGGAGGACGGTGGCGGAGCGAACCTGGGTGATGACGGCCCGGTCATACGCCGGCCGCCGGCAGAGGGAAACCTCCTCGAGGTGGCAGAGGTCCCGGACGATGGTTCCCTCCGCGGTTCGTTTCGGCGTCCCTCGGCGGAGCGGAACGAATCCCACGGAGAGCCCTGGGAGGACGCCCTCCTCGATGAGCTCGAGGGCGTGGTCTCCGATGGGCCCGCCGAATACGCGGAACGAGCCGTAGAGGCCGGACGCCTCCTCGGAGAGCTCGAGGGCTCGGCCCACAATGTCCGTGAGGCCGTCGCGGTGCTCGAACCGGAGCTCTATCCGGGCCGGCGCTTTGAGGTTCCTGGTGAACGCTCCCACCTCGAAAACCTCGTAGTAGCGGCCGCGGCCGTCGTCTACCTCGGCGGCCTCCCCGTAGGGGACGGCGCATCCCTCGAGCGTTCGGCCGTCCGAGCTCCGTTCGAGCCGGAGCGGGAATGTCCGGTGGAGAATCTCCTCGGTGGTCATCCGCGTATCACCTCCAGAGCGGGTGGCGCCGGCGCCGGCTGGGTCTCCGAGGTTTTGGCGCCTGGCGGTTCGTCGATGAGCTCGAGGGCCTCGCCGGCCTCGAGCGGTGGGAGGTCTAGGACGGCGGCCCGAACCTCGTTCTCGGTTACCACGCCTTTCTCGAGGAGCCCGGTCCAAACCTCCGCCTCGGTTTTGAGGTCTGGCCGGAGGAGAATCGAGGGGTCGAATTCCACCCAGGAGCCGCGGGGGAGCCAGGTGGAGAGGTGGGCGGCGATTCGGTGGGCGGATGGGTAGAGCTCCGTCCGCCACCAGGTCCCGAATAGCATTTCGGGGTTCGAGTAGTTCAGGCCGCCCGCTTGCTCCATATTCAGCATGAACGCGGGAACGCCGAACGCCGCGGCTATCTGTTTCGAGTCCCATTCCCTCGTCTCGATTAGGGCCAGGTCCTTCGGATTAAACGCAAATTCCTTGTAGGAGACGTCGGGCGGAATGACGGCCGGCGCCGCTCCTCGAGCGGCGGCCCTCGCCATCCACTGGCCCTGGAGCTCGGCCGCCTGCTCGGCGCTTAGCCGGCGGGCCGGCTGGAGGACGGCCCAGGGGATACCGCCGTTCGAGAACGTCTCGGCGGCGAACGATTCGGCGGCGGCCGCGGAGGCCACGTTCCCGGCGTAGCCCTCGAGGGCGGAGGTGCCGCGGAGGGCGCCGGTGGGGTTCCTCGAGATTTGGAGGACGTCCTCCTCCGGGAGGTAGCCGTCCGAGAGCCGGTAGCGGCGGCCGCCGCCTGGCGCCGCCTCCACGGTGACGGCGGCGGGGTCCACGACGGTGAACGTCTGGGGGTATCCCGTCTCGTAGCGGGAGGTGGCCCAAAGGAAAGCGTCCCCCCAGGCGTACATTCCGAAAACCGCTGCAAATACGGCGGAACCGATGCCGCCGGGGAACCATATGGGGTCTGGGTTCGAGACCCAGAGCGGCTCGTAGCCGCCACGGAACCGGAGCGGGAGCGTCGAGATTTGCTGGGCCACTAGCTGGAGGCATCGGGCCACGGTTCCGACTTTGGCCGCCAGGTACGGCGAGGCCCATAGCCCAGTCTCGAGGTAATAGCTAATCGAGGTGGGGTGGAGGCCGGCTAGGTCCGGGTCGAGAACGCTAGGCGCCGGTAGTGCACGGCGCCGGAGGCGTGGACGGCGCACCGCTCGAGGCTACCACCTTTCCCACCTTTCCGATAGAGAATGCGAGGAATGGCCTGGCAGACGGTTGACCGCTCCCTCTCGGCCAAGGGCCCGAAACGGGACCTCCGGCTTATCGAGACGCCGCCATGGGTTGGCTGGCGAACGAAATCGGAGAGCGCCAGGGCGATTCGCTGGGTGGAGAAATACCTCCCGGTCCCGGTTGGCCACGGCGCCGGCGAACCGATGAAACTCGCCGGTTTCCAGCGGGAAATCATCCGAACGCTCTACGATTCCCTCGCTACGTTCGTCTCGATTCCGGCGGCGAACGGGAAATCCACGCTCCTTGCCGGCGCCGCCATCGAACGGCTCTGCCGAGGGGACGCCTACGCCGAGGTGGACGTCCTCGCCACGAAACGAGAACAGGCCGCCATCGTGGTAGAGACGGCGAAACGGTTCGTCGAGCTCTCGCCGATGCTCGCCGAGCTCTGCGTCTGGTACGCCAACCCTGGCATCCTCGAGTTTCGGCCCACCGGCTCGAGGCTCGCCGCCCATCCCGCCAGGCTCTCGAGCCTCCAGGGCCTAAATTTCTCGCTCGCCATCGTGGACGAGGTGGGGTTCTCCGCCGATGAGCTCATCGAGGCCCTGATAGCTCGCCTCGCCAAACGCCCGGACGCCCGCCTCATCGGCATCGGGACCCCAGGGTTCGAGCCGAATATCCTCCACCGAATCCGGGAGGAGCATCTAGCCGGCGAGCTCCCCAGCGGCGTCTCCTATCTCGAATGGTCGGCGCCCGCCGGCGCCGAGCTCATGGACCGCCGAGCGTGGCGCCAGGCGAATCCGGGGATAGCCGCCGGCTTTATGAACGAGACGGCCCTCGGCGTCCAGGCGGAGCTCATGCCGGAGGCCACGTTCCGGACCTACCACCTCGGCCAATGGGTGGAACAGGCCGCCGGATGGCTCCCGCCCGGAGCGTGGGCGGCCTGTCCCATGGCGCCATCGCCGCCGGACGGCGCCGAGGTGGTTATCGCCGTCTGGGGAACCTACAAACGGACCTTGGCTATCGAGGCGGCCGCCCTGGACGGCTCCGTTTTCCACGTTTGGGCGGCCGAGGCTCCCTCCGACGAACAGGTGGCCCGCGTCCTCGAGCTCTGCCTGGACCGCTGGGAGGTCCGCGAAATCACCTATCCCTCGAGGATTCGGAGCCGCCTGTTCGGCGAGCTCGGCCGCCAGGGAATGCCGCTCGAGCCGTGGGGCGGCGGCGCCGAGCTCGAGGCCCAGTCGGCGAACGAGCTCTACCGGGCCGTCCTCGAGGGCCGGATAGCCCACGACCACGACGGCCTAGTGGAAACGCATATGGACTCGGTGGCCGCCCGAACCGCGGTGGACGGTTCCCTCCGCCTCTCCCAACCCGAGGACGGCCGGCCCACCGATGCGGCGTTCGCCGTCCGGGCGGCGTGGTGGCGGGCGTTCGAGCTCGCCGGCGAACCGGGGGCCCTCGCCATTTACTAGCGGGTCTATCCTCGAGGGGAGCGGCGCCGCGGGCCCTCCGCATATCTCCCCAGGGCCCTAAGCGTGGGCGTCGGCCGCGGCTAACCCATCGCCGGCGCCGCTCCTCGTCCGGCCGGATTCTCCCCCATGGCCGGAGCTCGAACCATCACCCAGCCGAGTGACGCTCCCGCTCCCGCCGCCGGCGCTGGGCGTCCCGAACGTGAGGGCTCCGCCTCATCCCTTCGGAGATAGCTCGCCGGCGAGCCTCCTCCCGAGACTCAGGGCGGGGCCGAGGCGGAGGGCTCGGTTCGTCCGGTTCCGACTCGAGCAGGGCGAACCACCAGTAGTCCCGCGTTGTCTGGGCTGGAAACGGCCGCCGCCTCTGGTCTTTGTGCATGTTGGAGATTGGCACTCTCCGCGGCTCCATCGGTATAAAAAACCGATTTGAGTCCGGAGAATTTTTTTGGAATTTTTTTTTCATTTCGTTTTTTTTCGTCGGAGTTTTCTTTTATGTTCGAGAAAATCCGCGTAATTATCGAAATCAATGGAGCGGCTCTCGAGGAGCTCGGCCTCCGCTTTGCTCGAGGGCTCGAGCTCGAGGAGGCGTTTCGCTACTCGGCGGGCGGCGGCTACTGAGAGCTCGTTCGCTACCACCTCGAGGACTCGAACGTGGGCGAGAGCCAGAGAGTTAGCGTCTCGGTGCCGTGCCGTAGAGAAACTCCCGGCGGAGCATCGTGGCCACCATGGCGGAGCCTCGGTGGTAGCGGTGGGTGATATCGGCCATGGCCTCTACTAACGCCTCCTCCGGTATCTCCTCCAGGTTCCTATGTTGGCCGGCCCGGAGTTTCGCCTCCACTACGCGGAGGCCGCCATCGGTTAGGCGCCAGGTGCCGGCCTTATCCCGGTGGCCCTCGAGGATGCCATACCGCCTCATCCAGGAGAACCGGATTCCGAGGGCCTGTTTCTCGTCGCCGAATCCGAGGGAGCGGGCGAGGTGCTCGGTCTCCGCCCATCCTTCCTCGTCGGCGGCGTCGGAGAGGGCGAGCATGAGGTCTAGGTCTCTGAACGAGAGGAGGTCCGCCCGTTTGGCTCCACCGTTTCGCCTAGCCATGGCTGGTTAGCTTGTAGATTTCGGTGGGCGCTCCGGCGTCTCCGATTCGTTCCTTTCGGAGGAGCCGGACGGCGCCGGCGTCTCGGAGTACGCGGAGGCCGGCTCTGGTGACGGAGCGGGTTAGCGGATAGTCCTCCCGCTCGAGGAGGCCGGTGGTGGTGAATTCGTCCCCGTTCACGTTGGCTCGGAGGTAGCTCTCGAGGAGCTCGAGGCTTTCCTCTCCGATGCCTCGGCCTCCTTTCGGTTTGGCCGGCGGCGCCACCGGAGCTCCGAGGCTCCGGAGTGTTGTCACGATTCGCCGGCGTCCGTTTCGGAGCTCGGTCTCCTCGGCCCGGAATCCGGCGAGGGCGGCGTTCCTGCGTTTGGCTACGGCGGCGAGCTCTACGTCCACCCACTCGAGCTCCCGGCGTAGGGGTGCTACGAGGGCCTCGAGACGCTGGGCGATGGCCTGTTGGGGCATGGGCTCCCCCTTTCGTTAGCTGGCGGCCTGGGGATTATGCCTCTATTCGTTCAGCTTCCAAACCTTGGTTCGCCGTCCGCTGAGTTCTCCTTGGTATTCGGAGCGGTCCACCTGGCGGACTCGGCCGTCCTCGCTTAGCTGTTTGAGGGCGCCGGCGACCCTGCCTCCTCGTAGCCCGAGCTCCTCGAATCCCTGCCATCCCTCGAGGTCTCCGGAGGTGAACGCCTGGCCGGTGGGGATGGTTCGCCGGAGGTAGCCGTGGAGGGCCTCGAGTTTCTCGGCGCCTACGGCTTTCTCGGTGGCGCTCCGTTTCCGGGCGGCGGTTCGCTTTCGAGCGGTGGCTCCGTTTGTGGTGGAGCTCTCGCCGTGGGCCTGGGCGAGCAGGGTTCGGAGCGTGTCGGCGTAGGCGCCGAGCTCGTCTATCGAGACTCGGACTCGTTCGAGCTCGGCCTCCATGGCCTCGATAAGTGTGGGGTTCCCTACCGGCATTCGGCGGCCTCCTGTTCGTTATCGGGACGGCTGGAGTCTAACGTTTCGCCGCCCGTTTTGCAGCGGCCCGGACGGAGGCGTTCCTGGAGCGGAGTCCCCGCTTTACGATGACGGCCCTGGAGCCGGCGGTGGTGGAGCGGCCGGCGTAGGAGAGGGCGGCCCGGAACCGCTTAGCGGTGTTTATCGGGTATTTCCGGCTTTTGGGGTAGGCGAACGCTGAGGATGGGAGCCGGCCTACGCCTTTGGCGCTCGAGGGTTTGCGGGGCCTGGGTTTCGCCATCATTCCTCCAGTCGGATAGCTCCGGGCCACACCTGGCGGTTTTGCATCGTGGCGCCGAGGCGGCCGCCGGCGGAGCGGTTGCAGGTGGCGCAGCGGACGCGGAGGTTTGAGGGGACGTCGAGGCCGCCGAGGGCTCGGGGGCGTATGTGGTCTACGTCGTTTCCCCAGCCGCCGCAGGTGGAGCAGCGGTGGCCGTCTCGAGCCAGGACCAGGGCCCGGAGACGGCGCCACCGCCGCTCGTTCCGGGGACGACGCGGCGAGGGGTTTCCCCCTATGCCCATGGCCGCGGCCATCCCCAGGGCCGGCTAAGCGCCGGCGTCCTCTCCGCCCTCGTCCTCGTCGCCCGGTTTCGGTTCGTCCGGCGAGTCTGGCGGCTGGGGGGTTTCCGTTTCCCTCATGGCTCCTCCGTCTCTGACGCCTGTATGGCCACCTCGTCCAGCCGGCCGGCGTCCTGGCATAACCGGACGAGTTCGTAGAAATCGAGGACGGCTACGGGTCTCGAACCGAAATGCAGGCCGATTACGAGGAGCCATGGCCGCCCATCGGCTTTCGCGTTTTTTCTCGCCTGGTCCACCCAGGCGGCTCGGAGTTGGAGGCGTTTTGTCCGTTTCACTTCTACCGCAAACGGGGCCGTCCCATCGTCATCGGTGCCGCGGGCGTAGCCGCCTGGGCCGATGCTGGGCCGCCGCTGGGCGCCGAGGGCCCTACAGACTCGCCGCTCGAGGTCTTTCCAGGCGGAGGAGCTCATACGCGGGCCCTCCCCCGCTCCTCTGCCTCGAGCTCGGTCTGGACGCCTCGAGGGCGTTCCTGGCGCCAGAGCTCGGCCATCCGCTCCCGGAGCTCGAGCTCCTCCGCCCAGGGTTTCAGGATTGGCCCGCGTTCGCCTCCGTCCTCGAATAGCTCGGCGAGGACTTGGCTCTCCCTCTCGAAATGGACGCCAGTGGAGCGTATCCACCTCTCGGCGCCCGCTACGGCTCGGTCTCGGTCTCGGCTGTCTCTCACGGTTACGTCCTGGCCGGCTCGTTCGGCTCGAGTGGCGAGGATGGCCCAGGGGCTCCGGATGAGGCCACGACGGTAATCGGCGGCCACGGTTTCGAGCTCGGCGACGATGGCGGCGGGCCGTTCCCGAAACGCCTGGAGGAGCCGCTCCTCGAGGGCGGCGCCTGGAGTGCCGTCGAATAGCTCTACCGCTCGGTCGTAGGTCTCGGTCCAGACGTATTCGATCATAGGTCCTTCACCTCGGCTCGTTTCAGAATGTCGGCGAGGGCCTCGGGCCCTCCATTTTCGTTTTCCACAATTCCCGCCCGCCCTCCCTCGTAGTTAGCTACGGGTGGGGGGGTAGGGGTTAAGGTTTTCTCTACTTCTGTCTCTGCGCTAGCAGGTTCGCTAGCAGGGTGATAGCCGTCCGCTAGCGTCGGGCTAGCAACAATGTCTATGAAACCCGCATGGACAAGGGCCTCGAGGGAATCTTTACGGACTTTCTGCCCGAGTCTCCGAGAGAGTTTCGCGGGATCGCTACGGACTTTCTGCCGGCTCTTTGCGTAGAGGTTCCGGAGGTCTCTGAGGAGCCCTCTCTGGGCGAATGAGAGCTCCAGAAACTCCTCTCGGTCTAGCTGGTCTAGGTGGTCTTTCACCCATACCGGCGCCCGTTTGAGAGGGTCGTAATGCTGGAATTTCCGCCACCCAGGGACGGAGATATAGCCGTCCTCGAGGTTCACGGCTCCGGCTCGTCTCCTGTCGCCCATTCCTCCCGCCGGCCGGCCGCCCACGCCTCGTATTCCTGGCCGAGCCGGTGGCCCTCGAGGGCGTCTATGACGCGGGACGCCTCGGCTTTCGTGAGGTCTCTGGAGCTCTCGAGCGGCCGGCCGATGACCACGCGGGCGAGGGCGAGGCGGGCCTCCCGGTCCTCGCCGAATCCGGCGTCCCGGTAGGAGGCCATGAGTTTCCGTAGCTGGGCCTCTGTGATGGGCTCATCGGCGGAGGCTTGAGGTTCGGAGGGCGCCGGGTCGTCTCCAGCCGCGGCGCCTCCCACGCTCTGGGGTGGCTCGGACTCCGAACCTCCCGGCGCCGGCGTACTAACGGGCTCCGGTGCCTCCGTTTCCTCGCCGGGGAGCGGAGGTAGCTCCTCGGCCGCCGGTGGCGTCTCCGGCGCTGCTACGGCCGCCAGGGGTGCTCTCCGCCGGCGTCTCGTTCCCGAGGTGGGAGCAGGCTCGAGGGGCTCCTCGAGCTCCTCGAGCTCCTCCACCGCGGCGAGGCCGCCGATGGCATCGGCGAACACGGCTTTACAGAGCTCCGCGGAGGCCCTGTTGGAGAGCATCGCCCTGGGGTAGAGCCGCCACGCTTTCCGGCCGTGGAGGCCGGCCCGCTTGGCGTCGTCCATCGTCCAGGTAACGCTCGAGGTCTCGTCGGAGTCCCGCCGGCGTCCGCTCCAGGTGGCCCGAGAGTTCGTGGACTCTACGAGCCAGAGCTCATGGCCGGCCCGGTAGACGAGGGCCCGCTGGGCCTCCGCGTAGAGCGCCGGCCGGCCCTCGATAACCGCGATTTTGGCGAGGGATTGCATCGGCCCGAGGCCCACCTCGTCCCCGTAGAGCATCGCCGCGGCGACCATGGCGGGGTTCCCTCGCATGGCCTCCGGGACGAACGGCGTATTGGCTATGGCTTTCGCTAGGTCGATGGACGGCGCCCAGAGCTCGAGCCAGTCTCGGCGCATCGGCGGGGTGTAAACCTCGAGGGAGCTCATACGGCGGCGGCCTTTCTGTCTGGTGGGCGGAGTGGGGCGCCGATGTATGCCTCCTCCGGCGCCTGCGAGAATTTCGCTACCTGTTGGGCGTAGAGGAACGTCCGGAAAACCTCCGGCCCGGTTTCCAGCGGGACGAGTTCGTAGCCGTCCGCCCGGAGCCAGACGGCGCCGGAGGCGTCCACGGTGGCCATCGGCCTCTCGGTTCCGTCCTCGAGGAGGAGAGCCTCGGCGTTCCGGTAGGCGGCGAGTTGGAGGGCCGTCTCTCGGTAGATTCCTTTCCCGCCGGTTTTCCAATCGAGGAGCCAGACGCGACCGTCCTTTAGGCCGGCGATAACGTCCAGAGTCCCCATGTAGCGGTAGCGGCGGTTTATAACTACGGCCTCCACTACGATTTCCTGTTCGAGCCAGTCCTCGGCGAACGCCAGGTAGCTATCTACGTGGCCGGCGAGCTCCTCCGGGACGTCCACCTCCTCGCCGGCGGCGAGCCGGAGAGCGTATTCGTGCACCTCGGTTCCCCGGCGGGCGGCGGCGTCCTTTTCCGCCCAGCGGGCCCGCTTGAGAACCTCGAGCCGTTCGGACGGCCGGAGCTCGAGGAGCTCCTCCCAGTGGTCCACGACGTAGCCGGCGGTGACGTTCGCCGCCCAGCCTACGAGAGCGGGTTTCGGTACGCCGTTATCGAGGATGGTAGTAACGCCCACGGAGGGCTCTCCGTCCAGGAAATACACGTGGCCTCGGCCGCGGTTGACTCGGCGAGTGGGAGCGGTGGTCATAGGAGAGCCTCCTGGCGGACGGCGACGCCGGCCCGGACCTTGGCCACACATTCCGGATGAGCCATTCGGCCAGTCTGGCGGCGGCTAACCATCCGGTCATTCGTCCGGGGATGGACGAGGCCGGTTACCTCTTTCCAGGCGTTCCGGGTGGAGAGCATCGGCTCCCCGCAGAGAACGCAGGTGGGCCGGCTCATCGTGCACCTCGAACGAGTGGGGCGAGGAACCGCCGGCGGCGAGCCAGGCAGGACCGTTTCGCCTTACAGAGGTGGCCACCGTGGCCGGCCGGTACGAATTGGCGGGTTCCTTTCCGCCCGCAGTAGAGACATTGCCGGTACTCCGTCATCGGCAAACCCATTGCCCACGGCCGCCTCGAGAGGCGAGCCAACCGGCCGCCATGGCGTTCGCGTAAGGGTCATAAACGGAGAGGGCCCGGAACGGCGTATGGGCCCAGGTGCTCTCGAGGAATTGGTAAACGCCGGCGGCGCCCGAGCTCGGGTTCCGGGCGTAACGGTAGAGGTGGCTCTCGCATCCGGCTACCCTCCAGAGCCAGGAGCATCCGGCGCCCGGATAGAGGATGCAGGCGAGCCGAATGGCGCTCGAGGTCTCCGGGTCCCGGCGGAGGCTCGTTCGTAGAGCTCGGACGCGGTGGAGGTAGCGGGACGCTACTCGGTGCCACCCATCGATAGTGAGGCCCTGGAGTCGCCGCTCCTGGGTGGGAGCGGGGTCCGGCGTCGGCTCGGTGGTAGCGGCGGGCGGCGGTTCGTCGCCGGCGTTCGCCGATATGGCGAGGATGATGGCCGCCAGGAGGGCGACCATAACGAGCCAGGTTAGGTTCCGCGGTTTCACGGCGTTACCTCCTTAGCTATGGGGCGGGAGCCGTATCCCGCCGCCTTTCTGGAGGCCCAGGGATTTCGGACCGTGGTGGAGCGGGCCCACTTTCCGGAGGGTTCCGTAGGACGGCGGGAGGATGGTTCGGGCGTGGAGCTCGGCGTAGCCCTCCTGGCGGGCGGCCTCGCAGGGGACGCATATCTCGCCAGGCGGGAGGTGCTCTATCTCGTATTCACGCTCTACCGATAGGCTCCAGAGCTCCCGCCCGCAGAGCGTTAGCGTCTGGTAGGGCGGCGGCTGGACCCAGTGGTGGCGCCCGTTGCGTAGGCGAACCGTTCTCATGGGGACACCTCCTCATAGGCGTAAACCTGGAAAGCCGAACGGGAGTTGACGTTTACACTCATAACGGCTAGATTGGGTCTATGCCCACTAGCGTCCAGGAGAAAATCCGGAGAGCTCTCCGCCGAGGCCCGCTCTATGAGCCGGTCCTCGCCTATGCGGTAGGCGCCTCGCCGGCCCACGTTCGGCGGGTCCTCCGCCATATGCGGGCCGCCGGAGAGGTGGAGCTCGTTCCGCCGGCCACCTGGCGCCTTACAGAGGAGGAGTAAATGGCCCGCCGGCCTAAAGCCGTTGGCGTCGTCCGCGTTTCTAAGGTCGGACGCCGGCGCAATAACGCGGAGACGGGGGAGCGGTTCCGTTCCCCGGAGGAGCAAACCGCCGCTATCCAGGAGCTCGCCGAGCGGCTCGGCCTCGAGCTCGTAGCGGAGTTCGAGGACTTGAACCTCTCCGGTGGGATCATGGACCGGCCCGGATTGAACGCCGCCGTTCGGATGATTCAGGAGAAACAGGCGTCCGTTCTCCTGGTGGCGTGGCTGGACCGTTTCGCCAGGGACGTAAAAGGCGGCCTCGAGACGCTGGACGTTATCGAGGCCCACGGCGGTTCCCTCTACGCCTCCGATTTCGAGCTCGATACGCGGGAGCCCGATGGCCGGATGATGCTCCAATTTTATCTCGCCATTTCGGAGCGGGAGCGAAAGGTAAAAGGCCGCCGCATGAACGCCGCCGCCGTAGCGGCGAACCTCGAGGGGATAAAGGTAGGAGCTCTCCCTCCGGGCCTTATGAAAGGCCAGGGCCGGCTCGTAGTCCTGGACCCGGAGCGGGCGGACCTGGTGGAGCCGCTTTTCCAGCGGGCCGCGGCCGGCGAGTCCTGGGGGGCGATGCGTTCCTGGTGGGCGTCCGAGACGGGGGACCGGCTCTCGAACGAGGCTCTCCGCGGAATGCTCTCGAACCGTAACTACCTCGGCGAGCTCTCGTTCGCCGGCGTCGTCTCCCCGGTTCGCCATGAGGCCCTCGTCTCCGAGGAGCTCTACAATTCGGCTCAGAGGGTGAAATCTCAGAGGCCGCCGAGGAAACGCCCGCCGAGCCTGTTGGCCGGCGTCCTCACCTGTTCGAGTTGCGGCCATCCGATGACGCCCTCCGTGGACGGCGCCGGCGTCCGGATCTACAAGTGTCAGAGCCGCCAGAATGTTTCGTGGACCTGTCCGCGTCCGCTCTCGGTTCGGCTCGAGCTCGCCGACGCCTGGGTGGAGTCGGAGCTCCTCCGCTGGGCCGGCGACGAGACGGCGGAGACCACCGGCGAGTACGCCGGGGCGTTCGAGGAGGCGGACCGTCTCGTAACGGAGGCGGGCGAGGCCCTGGCCAGGGCGAGGCGAATCCTCCTGAAATCGGGTGGGGACGAGGAGGAGGCGGCGGAGGAGCTCGCCGAGCTCCGCGGGGCCCTCGAGGAGGCCCAGGCGGCGAGGGGACGTCTCGAGCTCGAGCAGGCGGCCGCCGGCGTCCGCTACCAGGTCCGGACGGAGTGGAACGCCGGCCGGCTCTCCCTCGAGCAAAAACGGCGATACCTCCGGGCGGCTCTCGAGAGCGTGGCGGTGCAACCGGCTCCCCTAACGGCCGGCGGTGGTAGGGCTCGAGTCCCGGTTTCCGTCCGGATTCCCCCGGCTGGGTTTGTCTGGACGGGGTGAGACGATCCGGACGGCCTCGGTGCCGGCGAGCTCCCTGGCGATTTCGAGCCAGGCTCTCTGGCGGGGCGTGAGGGCCGGCTGGGTCATAGTCGGTGGACGTTCCCCTTGGGGCCGAGGCGTTCCTCGAGCTCGGCGGCGCCGGGGAGCTCCTCCTCCCAGTCGCCCTCGAGGGGACGGGCCAGGTAGACGAACAGGCCGGCGAGGGCGAGGACGGCGACCCAGAGGCCCACGAACAGGAGGGTTAGCTCCCAGCCGTTCATCATGGGGAGGCCCAGCGGACGAGGGTTTCCCAGCGGAGGGCTTTCGCCTCGGCCACCTCTCGGATTCGAGCCTCGATAGCCCGGACGGTTCCGCGGTTCCCCTGGGCGGCGACGAGGAGCCGGCGCCGGCGGGCCCGCGTGGGCGTCATTCGCTGGGCTCCTCGGGCTCGGCCTCTCGGCTGTTGAGGTAGGCGAGGAATTCGGCTCGGCGGATTCGGACGGCGCCGCCGGGGCGGCCGTAGTAGCGAAAATAGAACCGCGTCCCTCGGCTCGCCTTATGCCAGTTATCCACGGTCCGAACGTGGACGCCGGCGATGGCGGCGGCCTCCTGGCGGGTGATGTACTCGGCGAGTTCGGGCTCGAGCTCGGCGGCGGTTGCGGCGGTCACGGCGGGGAGGCTAGTCCCGCTGTCAATTGCCCTAGTTGTCACCTCCTCCCCCTTGTTGGCACGGCGTTTCCTCCCGTTACTCTCCTGTCGCCTCTCTATTTTTCTCGCATTTTCCGGGAGACTCCGCCACGCCTCGAGCTCGGCGGGCCGGACTCGCCACTCGCCGGCGAGGACGGTAGCCGGCATCCGGCGGCCCTGGAGCTCCTTGTAGACGAACGCCTCATCCACGCCGAGGACGGCCGCCACGGCCGCCGTGGTGAGGAGCCGCCGCCTTACCACGGAGTTCGAGTGGGAGCTCGTACTCCGAGGAGACAATGGGCGGAGCCGAACGCGGGCCCGGTGGCAACGAGGGCGAGACTGGCCATAACGAGGCCGAGGCTCGTTCTCCATCGCCGCAGTAGCTCGGCCTCCACCGGCTACCACCTCCCTAGGTTCCGGCTCTGGTCCCGCCTCGGCCTCGCCGGTTGCAGAGAGGGTCATACCAGGCCGAGAGAGGTAAATCCAGGAGAGGCCGGCTCCCCCTTCTAGCTGAGTGTGCTCCTCCTCACGCGGGGATGCCGGCCTCGTCCAGGAGGCTTACGATTTCGTCCCGGACGGCGTTCCATTTCGCGTCCGAGTTGCCGGCCTGGGCGATGCGTCGGCAGACAGTGAGGCGAGCTCGAGGTTTCGTCTCGGTGCCCCAATTCTGGGCGGCCGCCTGGACGGCGAATTCGATGGCCGTCCGGGCCTGGGTATCGGTTACGGGTTCCATTTCGTCCTCCGGTTCGGGCTCGGGCTCGGGCTCGGGCTCGGGCGTACAAGGATCGTGGGAGCCGGTGGGGGCCCACCGCTGATACTGGCCGCCGCAATCATCCGCGGTGTAAATGCCGAACGGGGAATGGAGCTCGTAGAGCTCGGGCGTCTGGCCGGCGTAGGAGCCGAAACAGAAAACCACGCACCGAACGCCGCGGCGATGCCACTCGGTCCGGCATCCCTCGGGGTCCTTCGATGGCTCCGACTCGGCGGGGAAGATTTGCGGGATGACGGGAACCGTCTCGAACGGCGTCCAATCGGTGGCGCCGAACGGCCACGCCTCTACGCTCATGGCGTAGTCTCGGGCGCCGAGGACGTCCGCAATATGGCGGGTGAGGGTATCGCCGGAGCCGTCGAGTTCCTTCTCGGAGTTCACGATAAGGGACGAATCCCAGGCGTCCGCGATGCTTACGAGCTCCTGGAGCATAGCCTCATCCCAGGTGGTCCCGGTGGCGGTTCGAGCCCAGGGCCCGCATTCCACGCCGGCGGAGTAGGCCCGGTCCCGGATGGTTTGCCACGCCTCCGCCGGAAAGTCTCGGACGTTACAGTAGACGGCGCCGAAACCGGCGGCGGCCATGGCGGCCACGTTCCCGTCCGAGCCGTCCGGGGCCCGGAGGACCATATGGTTCCGCTCGAGGAATACGCTCATCGGGCCCGGATGCTCCCGAGGATGGCCTCGAGGGCCTCGGCGATACGCTCGAGGGCGTTTACGGCGTCATCGAACCGCCTGGCGAGCTCCTCGAGGTTCACGCTCGGAGGGCCTTATCGTAGTCCTCGAAACGGTCCGAGGCGGACTGGGAATCGACGGTAAAAACCTCGAGTCCCTGTTTCTTTAGCCAGTCCTTTTCGGGGCCCGGAACCTGGCGCATGAGGCCCGAATCGAACGCGGCATACCATCGGTCTCTATCGCCGGTTACATCGTGAATGAGATACAGAGCCATTTCCTCACCTCCTCCAAAGGCGCCGAGGTAGACCCTCGGCTTACGCTTTACTGGCGGCGCCGGGGCGGCTCCGCCTTTCGCCATATCGAGAACGTAGTCCATCGGGAAACCGCCGCCACAATCCCAGTGGCCGCCTCCCCAGGAACCTAGGTTTTCATGCTGGCAGACTCCGCGGCCGGAGCCCTGGGCCTGGGAGTCCGTGAGCGCCGAGAGCGGGAGCCCGAAATAGTCCGCCTCCTCGGCCACCCAGAGGGCGCAATTCTCGAGCATGTTTGGGTGGCGCATCCATTCGTCTCGGCTCCAGGACGCGAAAGCGCAGAGCTCCATAGAGACGGCCACGGGGTTAGCGTTCCCCTGGGTCCAGGCTTTATCGGGCCGGCGGACGTATTCGGCTATCACCCTTTTTTTATCGTCGGCGCCGGTATGAGAGGAGACGCCGCTCGAGCTCGAGGCGAAAAAGTTTCCGAGCTCCTCGATAGTCCGGGCTCCCTCCGCGGTATGGACCACGATGAGGCGGACGGCGGAGCCGCCTCGGCTCGAGTAGTTCGGGCTGGGCATCGGTTTACGGGTTAGAGCCATCGCCGAATCCAGTCCAGGAGCCGCCGCCGAGGGCGGATGCTCGCCTCCCGCTCTCGCCGGTCCTCCTCGGATTCAGTCCAGCGGGGGCCCTCTCGTTTCTGGCGGGCCCGCTCCCGGTCCCAGTCGAATACGGCGCCGTGGCGGGCCCATGGGTGGGACGGCTCCTCGGGTGGTTCGGGCCGCGGTGGCGGCCACTCGGTCTCTCTCATGGTCTCTCGTCCTTTCGGGGGAGCTCGTCCTCGTCTCGGTCCCGTTCATAGAAAACGCCGAACCGGACTCGCCGAATCCTGTCGTCGCCGTGAACGAGCCGCCATACGACGATAAGCGCCAGGGCGAGAACAAACCCAACCACGCTAATCGTAACGGTGTTAGCGGTGTTAGCGGTCATGGAGTTTTTCCGTTCGTGCCGGCGCCGTTACGTTGGCGGTGCTCATGCTCATGGAGAGCCTCTAACGCTACCCATACGCCGAGCACGATTAGGCCGGCCGCCATTAGCATCCCGCCGACAACTCGGTCATCCTCTTTAACGGCGGTAACGGCGCCGGTGAACAGGAGCGCAACCGCCGAGAAAAGCGAGACGAGACGATGCCCGGTCACGGCTAGGCGGCCTCCTCCTCCTCGGCCGGCCGCCGGAGCTCGAGCTCGAGCTCGGCGATTCGAGACTGGAGGGCGTCCACTACATCGGCGAGGATGGCGTCCAGCCGGTGGGCGAGCTCGTAGAGGTCTCGAGGGACGTCCGGGCTATCGCCGAGCTCTGGGAACGGGAATTGGAACCGCTGGGTGAGGCCCATGGGTTACTCCGTCTCCGGACTGGCCGGAGTTCCGGCGATTCCCTGTTGGTTCGTCTGGAGTGAGACGTAGGCGAAATCGTTAGCGGGGTTTCCGCCGAGAGCGGCGAGGACCTGTTCGGCGGCCTGTTGAGCGGTAAAGGCGAAACTATCGCCCTCCTCGAGGACTACGGTAGCGTTCACTTGCACGGAGTCTCCCTCCTCTCCTAGGCGAGACGTCGGGGGCGGACGCGGATAACGCGGTTCGTGAAATGGGTCTGGGCCTGGTTTTGGTAATACCGGAGCCGGATATCTCCGCCGGCGCCTACGGCGGGAGCTACGGCGATAACGGTAAATCCGATTTGGGAGTTTACTACGGCGGCCACGTAGGAGGAGGAGGCCGCCGAGGCGGTACTCCCCACCCATATCCCGATAAATCCGGTTACGTTGGCGGTGGAGCCGTGGTAGACGCTAACCATTCCGTCCACCTCGTACTCCCCGGCTCGAGGAACGAAAACCCGCGTAATGGTGGCGGTGTCTAGCCACTGAGCCGTAGTGGCGCCGAGGTTCTCATCGATGGCGTTACTCGTTACCACCGAATCGCCGCCGAGGAAAACCCATTTGTTGGCGTCCGTTATCGAGGCGGTGTAACGGAGCCGCCACTGGTACGTCGGAGCGGTGAGGGAGTCCGTAAGTATGTACTCCTGGCCATCGGTGGGCGAGGCGGGGAGCGTTGTCCCGATGCCGATTACGCCGGAGGGCGGCGCCGCCCATTTCACGCCGAGAGCCTGGGCGGCGTCGGCGGTGAGAACCTGGCCGTCCGAGCCTACGCCGAGCCTGGCGGCCGTATCGTTGGCCGATGCCGCGATGAGGTCCCCCTTAGCGTCCAGGAGGCTCGGCGGGATGCCGGCGCCGCCGGATACCGGGGGAATCCATTTGAGGCCGGCCGGCTGGGTGGAGTCCGAGCTCAGGACTTGGCCGTCCGCCCCAGCGGCCACGCGGGCCACAACGTCCGGGGCCGTGGCGGCGATGAGGTCTCCCTTTACGTCTACGAGGGTGGCGGGGATGCCGCTGGGCGCCGCCCATTTCACTCCTAGGGCCTGGGCGGAGTCCGCCTGGAGTACCTGGCCATCGGCGCCCACCGGGACGCGGGCGGGCGTATCAGGGCCGGTGGCGCCGAGGAGGTCCCCTTTGGCGTCCGGGAGCGTTACGGGAATGTAGGAGCCGGCTGGGCCCGGTTTCCAGGAGACGCCCTCGGCCGCGGTGCTATCGGCGGTTAGGACCGTATCGTTTGGGCCTACATGCTTTACGGCGATGGCGCCCGGACCGCCGCCGCCGACGATGAGGTCCCCTTTGGCGCCGTAGAGTGACTTTCCCAGGATGATGCCATCGAGGGCCGCGGCGAGCTCCTGCATATCCACCGGGACGTCGGCGTCATCGGATTCGGCCGGATAGGGGAGAGCGTAGTTTGGCGTGGTTCCCATGGGCGTCCCTCCTCTCTAGGCGGCCCGGATGATGTAGTTCAGGACGTAGAACGAGGGGCCGTTACTCGGCCCGCCGCCGGAGGTGTCAGCATCGATGGAGGCGGAGGCGGAGGCGGAGTGAGAGTGGGCGCCGGCGTTACCGTGAGAGTGACCGCCGGCGGGGTTCGTGGTCGGCCCGCCTCCACTTACAAGCGTAAACGTGGTGCCCGAGGTTCCTCTCTGGCCAGTGTTGTAGAACGTGGTAGCGAAATCTCCCTGGGGGTGGCCGTGGTAGTGGTCTCCTACGGCTGGGTGATCGTGGTCCCCTACGCCGTTTATGGTGACGGAGACGGGGACGCCGGAGGTTACGCGGTGATGGTGGAGCGGATGCCTCGAGCCCTCGGCGAGGCCATCGGTGGCGCCGAGGCCGAGGCCGGAGCCGGAGCCTACGGGGACTCGTTTCCGGAGGTCCGGGAGGACGGTTCCGCCGAGGACGGTTTGGAGCCGCGGATAGGTGGCGCCCGAGAACGAGGAGCCATCACAGAGGAGGTAACCGGCCGGCGCCGAGCTCCCAGCGTAGGGGAGGATGGCTCCAACGGGAACCACGGAGCCGCTCTGGGCGCCGCCCACGGTTCCGAGGGCGAGGAGGAAATCCTTAGTGGCGAGGACGTAGACGGGGTAGTTCGTGCCGGCGCCGCCGATGGGAGCTCCGGCGAGTTTCGGGACGGGAACGGCGGTTCCGTCGCCGAGGTCCACGTTCGCGTAGGCGGCGGGGTTCGCCAGGCCGGTATCAGGGAGACCCTTCCCGATGAGGAGGCGGACCTCCTCGCCGGCCTCGAGGGCCTCCCGGAGGACCACCTCGAGGCTCCTGGTGGACGGGGGCGGCGGGACCGGCTGGAGCTCGGTGGGGCCCTCACTCATGCGATTCTCACTCGGCGAGCCCTCCGGGCCTCCCGCCATGCCTCTCGGCCGTAGCGGGTGGTTCGGTAGCGGCGTGGGAGGTCGGCGTGGAGGCGGCCGGCGGCCGGCTGGAATACGCTCCGGACGGAGAGCCGCTGGGAGCCCTCGGGCCCGAGGTCTAGCTGGAGCGAATCGATTACGTGGCGTTCCCGCCGGCCGTCCTCGAATGCTACGTCCACGATATCGCCGGCCTCGAGGGCGGGGTTCGGGGCGATGGTGAGGACGATGGAGCGGGTTAGCCCGAGTTTCCTATCGAGGAGGGCGTCCGCCGCTTGACTGGCCTGGGTGGCGGTTGAAACGGCGGAGTTCGTCTCGAGCCGAACCACCTTCCCGAATGGGCCTCCCCAGCGGGTGGGACTGGTGGGGTCCGAGTCATAGACGAGGCCGGAGACGGGGGCGTCTTGGCCGGTATTCTGGCCCTCTACGAGGACGCCGTTATAGACGCCGGTTCTATCGAGGGCCTCCTCGGCCTCGAGCATAACGCCGGTGTCCCCGGTATCGATGAGCCAAACCGGGTCTCCGAGGGAGCCGGTCTGGCCGGTGAACGTGAGCGTTACGGGGTTCGGAACCTGGAAGTTAAACAGGAATTCATAGTTGGCGGTGGAGGCTCCCACGTTTTTATCGAGCGTTACCTGGTCCGAACCATCGATGGACTTTATTTTGGCGCCCGCCGGAGTATGCGGCTCGAAAACCGTCATTCCCACGGTTAGGTCCGTAGTGTCCGAAATCATGGTTAGGGTGGGCGTTCCCGCCACCGCCGCGGCGTTTTTCAGGGCCCAGGTATTTACCGGCCCGGTGAGGGTGATTTGGGAGCTCGAGTCTATGGACTTAATCCGCCGGCCAGGCGGGAGGCCCATCCCGTAGACGTTCATTCCCACGGCCAGGTCGGAGGTGGTGGAGAGACCCTTAACCACGGCCGTATCGTCCGTGAGGGTTCCGTTTCTGGTGATGGCCACGGAACCGGGAGCTCCGTCGAAAACGTAGTTCCCATCCGCGTCGAAATACACCTCCCCGGCTATCGAGTTCGCCAGGCCGGTTACGGCGTCCGCCCTCGAGCCGGAGTAGAAAACGTCCGCCAGGGTGATCGGCGGCGAGTAGAGCGTCTGGTAAGTGATGCCTCCGCCGAAAACCTGTTGGACGATTTCGGCGGCCGCGGTGGCGGCGAGTTTCCCGCCGCCGGCATACGGGGCGGTGAATGACTCGTCCCGAACCTGGGCCATCCTGTCGGCGAGCTCGAGGGAGGCCCGGTCCTCGGCGGTTAGCCAGGAGACGGATTCCACGCGGAGGACGCCGAGGCGGGCGAGCTCTACGGTTCCGTCCGGAAAGCGGATGCCTCTGGAGAGGATGCAGTAACCGCCGAGGGGGAGCGTCCGGAGGTCTAGGCCAAGGTCGGCGCCGGCGTCCAGGCTCCAGGGGATTTGAACGGTGCCGGTTCGCCGGATGAGGGCGGTCCGGTCATGGGTGATGGAGCCTCCCTCTACGGGGACGGGGACCGAGCTCCCGAGGTTGGCGGGGAACAGGAGCTCGGCCTGGACGACGATTTGGTGGCTCTGCCGAACCGATGCTAGGAACCGGGAGCTAACGGTTCTCATACGTCATCCGGCGGCCAGGGAACCACGTTTATCGGGTCCGCCGCCGAGGGATCGTGGAGGACGTCATCGTAGGTATCCCTGGCGGCCTCGAGGCCGGCGTAGGAGGTGTAGGCGTCCCGGATGCCTGCATAGGTGGCGATAAAGACGGGGACGTAGAGGATGGGGTCCGGCCTGTCTACCTGGACGGCGGAGATTATAAACCGGCGGTCCTGGAGCGTGGCGGCGTTTACTATCCGTTGCTCTTTCCATTCGGTGGCGGCGAAATAGATGGAGCCGATGCCGTTCTCCGGCGGCGTCCGGAGGAGGATGGGAACGCCGTTCCCGAGGGCCGCCCGAGTCCGGTCCCGTTCGGCGTCCGTTTCCGTGAGGAGGTTTAGCTCGAATTTCGGAGCTCGGGCGATATCGGACGTAACGATTGGCGTCCGCCGGTTGAGAACGTAATGGACGCCGGAGGCGGCGGCGTAATCCAATTCGTCCATCCGTTCGATGATGGTCCGCTGGGTGTTCGTGGGGGCGGCGATATCGGTTAGCCAGGTGTCCGAGCATCCCTGGGTAGGGACGGTTATCGAGGCGGTGGCCGCCGCCGAGGAGCTCCCGTCCGCGGCCGCGGCGATGGCCGAATAGGTGAGAGGGACGCCCAGCGGCGGCTCGTAGTCCCGATAGGTGACGGTCCCCGGCGCCACGGCGAGCGGATTGCATCCCCGGACGTAAACGGTGGTTCCCGAGGGGGAGACCCTCGAGAGGTAGACGGAGACGGCGCCGGCGGGAACGGTGATGGTGGCTACCACGGCGTCCACGGCGGGGTCCACGGCGAGGGTGAGGCCAGGCGCCACCGGCGCCGCTCGAGCTCCTCGGCGAGCTCGAGGACTCATGGACGTCCGCCGGCGAGGAGTCTCCGGGCGAGCCCGGTATTCGAGTCCACGATTTCGGTCCGGACCATGCCGCGGAGCTCCTGGGAGCCTAGGTAAACGTGCACCTCCACCGGGCCGGCGGTGGCCTCGAGGAGAGCCATCCCGCCGGCGGTGCTCGAGCCGAGGGCGCCCATGGCGAGGCGGGCGGCGCCGGCGTTCCGTTCGATGCCGCGGGCGAATCCGAGCGCCACGTTCCGGCCGGCCTCCTCCATCACTTTCGATGGGCTCGAGATTTTAAGCTCCGCCTTTATGGCGTTATAGACGGCCTGGGCCATTTTCTTAGCGGCGGCCACGGCCTTATCGGTGGACTTGGCGATTCCAGCGGCGAGGCTGGGCCCGAGGAGGTTCCCCAGCGTGGTCATATCGAGGCCATACTGTTTCATCACCTGGTTAATCCGCGTCCGGGCGCCTTTCGCGGTGGCGTGGGCCGAGGAGAGATAGGTAGTGAGGGAGGCCAGGGACTTATCGAACGCGGCCTGGCGGAGCGTCTGTTGGCCCTCGAGCTCGGTTCGTTCGGTGGCGGCCTGTTGCTCGAGGGCGGCTACTTGAATGGCGTAAGCGGCATCGTTGTAGGCCCGCTGGGCGGCGAGCCGCTCATCGTCCGTGGTGGCGGCGTTTAGCTGGGTCTGGGCGTCGGCGAGGGCCTGTTGGCGGGCGGCGTCATCGTGGGCGGCCTGGAGGTCCGCCAGAGCCTTTTCGGCCGGCGTCTGTTCGGCGCCGAGTTTCGCGGAGAACGCCTTTTGGAGGAGGCCCTGGAGGGAGCTCGCCGCGGAGGACGCCTGGGCTTTAGCGGCGTCCATGGCTCGTTTCATGGCGGCCCGCATGGCGGCCTCTGCCTGGGGGGTCCCCTGTTCGATTCCCTGGGCAAAACCGGCCATTACCTTTTTGCCGGAGTCAACCATCCATTGAGAGGGCGAATGGTGGAGCCATCCGGTGGCGCCGCTCCAGAGTGATTTCGCCTTATCGATGACGGACTGGAGTTTCCCGTAGAGGGCGCCGGCGGCTCCCTCGATTCCGTTTATGAATCCCTGTATAACGGCTCGGCCGGCGGCTACGAGCCAACCGGCGGCGCCGGCGAATACGCCTCGGACGCCGGCGGCGATGGCTCGAGCGGCGCCCACGGCGGCGCCCACGGCTCCGCGGATGGCGCCTACGAGGGCGGCCATGGCGGAGCGGACGGCGGCTACCGCGGCGTTAAAGCCGGCGGCGACGGTGGAGCGGACGGCCGAGACGGCGCTCGAGACGGCGGAGCGGACGGCGTTCCAGCCGGCCTGGACGGCTCCCCGGACGGCGCTCATGGCGGCGGTGACGGCGGCCTTTACGGCGTTCCAGCCGGCGACGATTACGCCTCGGATGGCGCCGAGGGCGGCGGAGGTGGCCTGGGCGATAGCGTTCCAGGCGGCCTGGACGATGCTCCGGATTATGTTGAATTCCGTCCGGTAGATATTTACGAGGACGGAGAGAATGGCCCGGACGCCATTCACGAACGCCATAACGATTCCCTTAGCGGCATCCCAGGCGGCGGACCAGTCTCCGCGGAGGAGGGCGGCCACTAGCTTTATGACGTCGGCGACGATGGTTAGGGCGGATTTTACGATGGTGGCCACGCCAGTAACCATGGGCCCGATGGTTCCCCAGTTGTCCCGGATAACGCCCACTACGGCGGCGATTAGTTGGCCGAGCGATTGGAAAATGGAGCCGAGGGATTGGAGGACGGGGCCGAGGCGGGCCATAATGGCGGGCCCGTTGTCGGAAAACCATTTGAACGCCTGTTGAATGTAGGGGATGGCTTTCCCTACGAGGTCTCCGGCGAAATTGTTAAACCGCTGTTTGAGTATTTCGATTTGGCCTGGGAGGGTTTTCCCCATGGCCGCGGCCGAACCGCCGAATTCCTTATTGAGCTCCCGGAGGATGAGTTTTTGGGCCTCGAGCGTATGGCCGCCCTCTACCAGACTGGTGATGGTTTTCTTTTGGCCGGCGGTGAAGCTAACGCCTACCCTCTGGAGGGCGGTTATGCCTTTTATCGGATCGTTGAGAGCCTTTCCGAGTTGAATCGCCGAGCTCCCCATATCCTGGCCAAGGGCCACGCTCATATCGGCCATGGTCTGAGTGGCCTGGTTGAAAATGTCGTTACCCTTCCCGGCTTTATTCTGGACGTTCGTAAAGGTTAGAAGGAGGTTCTCGCCACTCTTTACGGCCTCGTCGTCCATCCCGGATTTTTTCATTATCGAGTTGGCCAGGTTATCTATGCCTTTGGCCGTTACGTTCGCCTGGCCGTGGGTGGACTTTAGGACGGCGTTCGTCTGGGCGGCTACTTTCGTGGACTCCTCCCATTCGCCGATTCCCGTCTGGAGGGCTTTCGTGAGGATGGCCACGCCGGCGCCGGCGGCGGCGAACGCTCCTACTTTGCCGATGGCGCCTAGCTTGGTCGAGAAACCCGAGGCGCCTTTCTCGGCTTTCCCCATCCCCTTTACGAGGTCCTTAGTGTCCGAAATGAACCGGACTACGATTTCAGGGTTACCGGCCATTACTTACGTCTCCGGGCCTCCCGGTTCCGTTGGCGTATCTCTCGGTTGGCGTATTCGATGAACGCCCGCCGTTCGGCG